AGATTTTGAAGGATCTGGTTTTGCTGTTCTTTTAGATGTTCTTGCTTACAATACACACTACCTAGGTTTCAATGCGAATATGTTGGCAAATGAAATGTACCTTGATAGTGCTGACATTAGAAAAAATATTGTGTCATTAGCAAAGATGTTAGGTTACACGCCAACATCACCTAAAGCACCGACAGCATCAATTGACATTTTAGTAAATAACGCAAGTGGTACTTCTATCACTATGGCAAAAGGTACAACTTTTACAACTTCAGTTGATGGAACATCTTATCAGTTTGTTACAAATGCTGCTCATACAATTACACCAAGTTCAGGTGTTTACAGATTTTCAAGTATACCAGTTTATGAAGGTACTTTAGTTACATTTAAATATACAGTAGATAGTTCTGATCCAGATCAAAGATTTATTATTCCAAGTGTAAATGCTGACACATCAACATTAAGGGTTCAAATACAAAATTCAGTTTCTGATACAACAACAGCGACTTGGACAAAAGCATCTGGTTTCACTTCTTTAGATGATACATCAAAAGTTTATTTCTTACAAGAAGGTGAAGATGGAAAATTTGAAGTTTATTTTGGTGATGGTATAATTGGTCAATCTTTATCAGATGGCAATATTGTTATATTAGAATATATTGTTACGAACAAAGTTGAAGCAAATGGTGCCTCTACATTTACATTATCAGGAAGTGTTGGTGGATTTACAAATGTTACAATTACAACAGTTTCAAGTGCTCAAGGTGGTGCAGAGGCTCAAACAAAAGAGTCAATACGATATAACGCACCATTACAATACGCAAGACAAGATAGAGCAGTTACAACAAGTGATTACGAAACACTTGTACAAGAATTATATCCTAACGCACAATCAGTTTCAGCGTGGGGTGGTGAAGATGACGAAACGCCAGTTTATGGTGTAGTAAAGATTGCGATTAAAGCAGCATCAGGTTCTACTCTTACTACTACAACAAAAGAAAGTATTGTAACTCAATTACAAAGATATAATGTTGCATCTGTTAGACCAGAGATTGTTGATCCAGAAACAACTTCTATTATTTTAACATCAACTGTAAAGTATGATGAAAAAGCAACAACCAAAACAGCGGAAACTTTAAAATCAGATATAACAACAGCGATTTCAAATTACAATACAAACACACTTCAAAAATTTGATGGAGTGTTTAGACATTCAAAAGTCACAGGTTTAATTGATGATGTTGATACAAGTATTTTATCAAACGTTACAAGTTTAAAAATTAGAAAAACATTTACACCAACTTTAAGTTCATCAACAAGATATGACATTTATTTTAGAAATGGTATTTACAATCCACACGCTGGTCACAAATCTGGTATGGGTGGTGTAATCACTACATCAGGTTTTAAAGTACCAAATGATAATAATGTTTATTACCTTGATGATGATGGAAATGGAAATATAAGAAGATATTATTTTGTAGGTTCTGTTAGAACATATGTAAACAATACTCAAGGAACTGTGAATTACGCTACAGGTCAAATTACAATTAACTCTTTAACAGTTGCGTCAGTTGAAAATATACGAGGCGCTTCATCAACTGTTATTGAAGTAACTGTAGAACCAGCATCATACGATATAGTTCCAGTTAGAGATCAGATTTTAGACATAGACACAGCAAATTCAACAATCACAGTAGAGGCAGATACCTTTGTTGGTGGCTCTGCTGATGCTGGTATAGGTTACACAACAACATCTAACTACTAATGGCAAAGTTCACCGATAAAATATCAAACCTGATTAATCAGCAGGTTCCAGAGTTTGTTTTAGAACAACACCCTAAATTTTTAGAGTTCTTAAAAACGTATTACACGTTTATGGAATCAGCGGAGTTAGGTGTAACTTCAGTTCAAACCACAGATGGTATTCAATTAGAAACAGAAACTGCTCAAAATAATGAATTAATTTTAGATGGTTCTCGTTTAGATACAGATAGAACACAATTAGATGCTGGTGATAAAATACTTTTAGAAAGTTCTGCCTTTGGTAAGTTTACAAGAGGTGAAACTATTACAGGTCAAACATCAAACGCAACTGCAACTGTACTTGCCGAAGATTTAGATAACAATAGACTTTTTATTTCAGCGCAAGATAAGTTTATAGATGGTGAACAAGTGATTGGTGCTAGTTCAAACGCTACAGCAATTATTAACAATTACAAACCAAATCCAGTTCAAAATATACAAGACTTATTAAATTTTAGAGATCCTGATAAAGTTATCTCAAACTTTTTAACAAAATTTAGAAATGAGTTTTTAAATACATTACCAGAAACTTTAAGTAATGGAGTTGATAAAAGAAAACTTATTAAAAATATAAAATCACTTTACAGAGCAAAGGGTACAAATAAAGGACACGAATTATTTTTTAGATTATTATTTGGATTACAATCAGAAACAATTTATCCTAGAGAAAATATATTAAGAGCATCTGATGGTAAATGGGATACTAGAAAAATATTACGTGCTATTGGAACAACAGGAAATACTTTAGATTTAATTGGACGTACAATAGAAGGTGAAACTTCTGAAGCAACTGCAGTTGTAGAAAACGTATTTAAATTTCAAATTGGAGCAAATGAAGTTACCGAATTTGTATTAAATGAAGATACAATATCAGGCACATTTCAAATAAGTGAAGTTATTAGAGGTACAGAAACAGATGATGAAGATATTTTTATTAAAGCAGTAGTAACAGGTATTCCATCATCGCCATCAATTACAAATGGTGGAAGTTTATATAATCAAACAGATTCGATTACTATTACTGGTGGTGGACAAAGTGCAATTATTCAAGTAGATGCTATAGGTAGAGGTGGAATTGAAGAAATTATAATTGATTCTTCTGGTTCTGGTTATGAGATTGGTGATGATATAGTTTTTACAAATACAGGTACAGGTGGAGGTTCAGCAAGAGCAAAAGTATCTGTAGTCAATGGTGGTCTAACGCAAGAAACATCATCATCAACAACAGAAGATCACATTGTATTAGAAGATGAAACAACAAGAGGTGATACATACACAGGAAATAAAATTGTACAAGAGAGTGGAACTGGTTCAGGTGATATTACAGATATTAGAATTGTAAATGCAGGTAATAACTATCAATCATTACCAACAGTCGAAGTAGATGATACAAATGGTTCAGGTGCCGTTGTATATGCATACGGAGATCAAATAGGTAGAATACAAGGATTAAAAATATTATCACCAGGAGTTGGTTATGAAGCATCACCCACACCACCAACACTAACACTTCCAAGTTATTTAATAATATCTGACATATCAGGCACATTTAATGCTAATGATACAATTACAGGAGTGGATATATCTTCAACTTCTGTTACGGCTACTATTGTGTCGTATTCATCAGATACAGGTTTACTAAAAGTTTCAAGTCCGACTGGTCAGTTTGCTGAAAATACAACAATAACATCAAGTAATGCATCAACAGCAACTGTAAGAAAAAATAATTTAGGAACAGCATCAATTAGTGTAAGTGCTGTTGTTGATACAGATGGTGCTTATATAAACCAAGATGGTCACGTATCAGAAACTTCAATGAGAATACAAGATAGTTTATACTATCAGGACTTCTCTTATGTAATTAAAGTTGGTCGTACAATTAATGACTGGCGAGATAGTTTTAAAAAGACTGTTCACTCTGCTGGTTTTTATTTTACAGGTCAAGTTAATATAGAAACAGCAGTATCTGCGGAAATACAAAGAACAGTAGGTATCAATTCAAATATTGATTACGAACAAGTAGCGTTAATTGTAAATACTTTATTCTCTACAATCTTTGGAAGAAGATTAGGAACAACAACTGATGGAACAACTTTAAGAGTAACTCCACAATTAGGTGTTGATCCTGACTTTGATGATTCAACAAGCGATCATTTTACATCAAATACTAGAGATTTAACTTTAACACAATCTATTGTAATAAAAGGTATATTAATAAAAGAGTTAACAAATATTAGAAATAATACAACAAAATATGGTGTTCCTGTTGCTGGTCCTACTTTAAAAAGTATTAATAAATTAGTGTTAGGACAAAATTTTGCTAATCAAGTTACCATAGCTCAATTAAATGCTTTAACACTAAAGGGAACAAAAAATACCAATATAGATGGTGAACAAGTATTATTGTCAGATTATCCATTTAAATTAAAGAGTGATTTTGCTATACCATCTGAAATATGGCAAATATCTGGTGATAGTTTTGATGAAACTTTAACAACATTTGATCAGACAGATGTTAAGTTTGATGTTGCATAAAAATGATTATAAATAGTAAAGAGAAATTAATTATAACAGTAAATAATGAATTAAAACGTGTAAAACAAGATTATGAAATAGTAAATGGTCAATTAGTTTTTAAACAAGCACCTGAACCAAATGCTAAAATATCTGTTATAAAAAAAGTAGAAGAAAATAAAGATGGCGAAACAAACAATTAATGTAGGCGTTACAGATAATGACGGAACAGGCTCAACGATAAGAGCTGGTGGTCAAATTATCAATTCTAATTTTACAGAAGTTTATACAACACTAGGTGACGGTTCAACAATCACATTTGATTTATCTGGTGCAACAAACGGACAAGCATTAGTTTATAATTCATCAACTGGTAAATTTGAACCTGGTACTGCTTCTGTTTCTTCAGATTTTATAATATCAGGTGATGGTGGTGCTGACCAAACAATTTCAACAGGAGATACTTTAAACGTTCAAGGTGGAACAGGTATTACAACAACAGGTGTTGCAACTGATACTTTAACCATTGCTATTGATGCTACGGTTGCTACTGCTTCATCATCAACAACATTTACAAATAAAACAATTGATGCTAATGGTACAGGAAACTCTATCACTAATTTAGAAGTTGCTGATTTAGCGTCTGGTGTTTTAGATACAGATTTATCAAGTGTGTCAGCAAGTGACGACACTTTAGCCTCAGCAAAAGCAATTAAATCTTATGTGGATACAGAAATTGGTGGTATTTCTACAATTTTAACTATAAGAGATGACTCATCAACCACTGATAATGTAACAATTGGTACAGATACTTTAAGTTTTGCAGGTGGTACAGGATTAACTTC